TGTTTGAACCCGTACAAGGTAAGTGGTCGTCCCAACGAACCTCTAATCGTGGTGAGAAAATTGTATGTGTGTTTCTTGAAAAGAATTTTAGATTACCTAATGTTGTTGAATCTGTTTCTTGACTACCACTAAAACGAATTAACATTCCATAGTTTTCTTCTTTACCCTCCAACCACATATTTACCATATTGGTTATTTCAACATTTACATCAGGAGCCTCATTTGAAAAAGCTTGTGTTGATGAACTAACACTCAAGATTGTACCACCGGCATCAGCCCAAGCAGTCGCAGTTCCACCAATTGGATTACTACGATTATCAAAACTACATCCATTTGTATTTTTTGG